TCTTGCGTCAGGAAGCCCTAGAATCTATCCTAGCCAGAGAACTTCTATATGTGGGGTCTTTATACCCGGTATGTTCAGTTATCCGCACACGTAAATTTATTAATCGTGGCTGGACTATCAATGCCGGTCAATATTTGAAAATGTGTATGCAAATAAGTCAACTCGATCTGACCGATTTAAATGTTTTGGAGGATCAATTGGTAGGGGTAGACACGTCCTTTTTCCTAGACTTGATTGATAAACTACGAGAGGCTGATCCGAATAAAGTTAATTACGCCTACCTAATGACCATAATTGACAGGATATTTTAAAATGTCCGTCAACAATAACCCTTTATACACTTTAAGCCGATAATGAAAAAACAAAGCACAGTGTATAAAAAACATAAGGGGATAGGAGTTTACAGTAGAAATAAATTCAATCTTATCCATAAAAATAAATACAAATTTAACTCACACAATTTATCGTTGATGCAAATAATTTTGGTTAATTCATCTAACTTAATATAGCCACAACAGGTATATAATACTATGACCTATTCTATAATGGCGTTCAAATCTGGTGACTACACTAAACCAAGTCATCTAGTTGGGGTGTTCTTTGACTATGATCAAGCTCTTCATGAAGCATATATTGTTGAAACAGAATTACCCAATTATGGTTGTGAAATACGATTTTGGACTGACCGATTGGGGAGTGCAATACCAAACGGTAGTATCGTAAGACCTTTAATTAAACTGGGTTCCTAAAATGTTTGAATTTAAAAAATACAACGATATCGAGAACGTTCGTGAGGATCGTCTTGAATTTTTAAATGCACTTATGATCGACCCGAAAGTGTATTGGGTAGCCCATGAAAAGTTACACGGAGCCAATTTCTCAATATGGGTTAGTAAAGACACAATTCGTTATGCCAGTCGTAATCAATGGGTAGATGAAACGTTTTATAATTGTCAGGACGTGCTGGATAATTTAAAACCACATTTACACCAACTACAAGATCACATTAAAGATTGTTCAAATCCAGATAAAGTATTGACTATATTTGGGGAATTGTTCGGAGATAAAATTCAAAAGGGCGTGATCTACCCACAAGGCAAACATTTTATGGCTTTTGATATAATGACTAATTATGCCTATATTGACTATAGAAACTTTATTGACTATTGCGCCACATTTAATATACCAACTGTTCCATTTATTAACGCAGGTACGTTAGAATCTGTACTACAATTGCCTGTTGAATTTTTGACACGTCTGAATCCCATAGAGGGTAATGTGGCCGAGGGTTTGGTAATTAAACCCAACCAACCCTTATTCTTTCCTAACGGGAGCCGAGTCATTTTTAAACGTAAATCGGCACGTTTTGTGGAAAAAAACCACACTAAACGAACCTTTACAAATCCAAAAAATCTATCTGGATATGCTCTGGAATTAGTTCGCGAATTAGAGCCTTACATTAACGAAAACAGGCTGAATTGTGTTATAAGCAAATTGGGTCAGGTTCAACTAGAAGATTTTAACAAACTACAAGGATTGCTAATTCAAGACTGTATTAAAGATTACGAAGTCGATACAAATACATTCAACACTAAGGATAAATTCAAAGATGACTGGAAAGCCATCCATAAGCAATTGTGTGTATTAGCCGTGCCCGTAGTTAAAGCCATGTTTAGTAAGCAATTTGGAGTAAATTAAAAGGAGTAACCACAATGCCTAAATTTGAACAAATGACTTATGGATTTAAATGGGGAGGCGCAACCATTACGCGCATTGCCAGTGATGATAGAAAAGGATTCGTTATTATTGAATTGGAAACCCCCAAATATAAATTTGGAAAAGCTCTACAGATACGTGTAACCAAAACTGGAAAAATTACCATTTCCAACGGAGACGGCAAATGGGTTCCCCCGAAAGATTTTACTGCTTTATGCAAACAACTTAAAAATATACCATATTCTATTTAGCTAGAAGGGTTAAAATATGACTATTAAAAAACACTCTGAATTTACCAAGCAACACGCTATTCAACTCTGTGACTGTTTTGAAATAGATAGTTGTTTAAATGACGATGAAGAAATTGCCATGTTAGAAGAAAATAATCCAGAACTTTTAGAAGCCTATAAAGCCTTATATGAATTTGCGAATAATTAAAATCTTAAAATCAATCCTATTATTAATTTGCTTCATAACTGGTATTGCCGTAGCTATTATTTTTAGTTCGTTTATTGAATTTTCTTTTGATTAGCCAATTCTAAAATCGGTTCTGTATTCAGCGGTACGTTGTGTGAATATCCTTCCGCACGACTTACATTTATAACGGGGTATTTTACTTATTGTAGTATATCTGTACCCCTGCGCTGAAAACTTCGCACTCAAACAATCGGGGCAACGTAACATGCCAGCTTTTGGTACATACAACAACGCATTGGGAATCCTAATGCGATTACGCATTTTTTCAAACACACCCTTGAGCAACACAATATCGTGTTTATTGTATTCCCCCATATGTTTTAATGCTTGAATGGCTAAAGCTTTGTCTGATTTGGTTCCATATTCGGGGTATTTCCATTGGAGAATATTATTCCATAATTCTTGTCCGCCCGTAGCCAGCTTTTCTCCAACCCCTAAAAATCTAGCCAGATAATCTAGTTTATTAGAATCGATTCTAAATAAACGTCGGGCTTCTTTAAGAGTGTCTATAGATTGTCTGGGATTTACCGGAGGAAGATTGTGACGAAGAAAAGCGGTGTTTAATTTTTTAATGTCGAAATTATCGCCATTATGGGCCAACAACACAAACTCATCTTTGGAATTTAACACTTTATGAAATTGACTTACGGGGTGATAATCGTCATAAATATTACGCTCCAAGCGACTTTTGCAATCCACAATTGAGGAAATACTTATTTTATCCTCCCCGACAAATCCCCAGGCTACACTAATAATTGAAGCATGTTCGATTATATTTTTATGACTTATATTTTGATCATACAGCCCCCAAAACGATCCTATCATGGGTAAGTTTTCTACATCATAAGCTAATATTTTCATAACCCGTATGTTTGATTTGCTAAGAATAGACTGGCAATTGTATATAAAATTATTTAGAATTACAAGGTAATTAACCACTAGGACTTTCCGAACATGACTGCTGACGCCATTCTTGACGAACTCATCACTTTAAAAGCCAATGAAATAAAGGAAATAAAGGCTCGTTGTGTTTACTTGTTAAACAAAAATACTAAGGGTAAAAAGGATTTTAATCCCACTCCTTTCATCGACACACTTTATTTACATCTGCGATTGCAAGGCCGCAAACTCGGACTGTCGAATTTTCAGCCCGTGGAAAAATTGGCTCAGGTAAAAGCCAAAGCAGTTGAGGACTTCATTGTTAAAGCTCGTACTGTCGAACACTGGACTGATTTACATTTTACACGACACGTTGGGGATGATAAACTTTTACAAGAACGTTTGATTCAATTACTTATTACACTTTATATTGCCCATATGCGATCTATTTTTGACACCATTAATCCTTGGAACTTATTGGCGTGTATAGATTATATCCCACAAGTATTTGAAGACGCTTTCCCAGAATATATAGCCAACAATCTTCAAGGGCTCGTTATTAAACATTTGTCTGCGCAATTGTAAATTATGATTTCTTTATTACAATGAAAGAACTCTCAAACAATCTTCAAGAAAACATAATCACACTCTTAATTTACAACGACGATCATTGTACGTTATTGAGAAATTTAATCCCCCAATCTCTCTATGAAGGAATTTATTATGAAATATCCCGACGAGTTTATAAATTCATAGATGAATACAAGAAGGCCCCTAAAGATCACGTCTTTGATTTATTCACGGACATTTTAGACGGGAAAGACATTAGTAGAAAAGAACTCTATGAAAACGTGTTCCAAAACATCGTTGAATTCAAAGATCACGTCAACGTAGATTATACAATTAAATCAATCAAAAGTTTTATTGGGGAGCAAAATCTAAAGCAAGCTATATTAAAAATTACCGATTTGATCGAAACCAAAGATGACGACAAGCTCGATAAGATCAAAACAATATTTAATGCCGCCAGTAAAGATCAAATAAATTTATTCGATCCGGGGATACGACTTACGGATTTAGACAAATCGTTGCAATTTTTAAATGAGGACCGTGAGAAATTCTATACTGGAATTAAAGAACTCGATTGTAAGGATCTGACTCCGGCACGGAAACAGTTATTTTTATTCATCGGGCTTTCCGGGTCCGGGAAATGTGTTGAAGAAAATACTCCTATCTTATTAGCCAATGGTTCCTATAAAGCCATTAAAAATGTTTGTCAGGATAAAGATGATGAAATTATTTCATTTAATGAACTTACCAATACCTTTCAACCGGCTAAAATAAAACATCATATTAACAGTGGAAGAAAACAATGTTATCAAGTAATTACCAAATCAGGTAGAACGGTAGTTGTTAGTGATGTTCACCCATTTCTAACTCCTACGGGATGGAAACCCATAAAAGAATTGCAAATTAACAGCTATATAGCTGTTCCGAGAATTTTAAATGTTTGGGGAACCAAAACTTCCACTCCTGAAGTAATGCGAACACTTGCCTATTTAATTGCTGACGGACACTTAAAGAAAAGCTATAGTTTTACCAGTAATAATATACAGGTTAGAAAAGATTTTGAATATTGTATTAACTCAATAGGTAGTTCAATTACGTGGAGAACAGATAAAAATACAATTTCAGGAAATGTTAATAATTCCCTTCTTAACAAATGGAAGCACTTAAATAATCCTGTTAAACACTTAATACAACAATGTGGTTTAGAAAATAAATGTGCAGGAGATAAATTTATCCCACAATTAATTTTTACTCAACCTAAAGAACTCATTGGGGAATTCATTAAAACACTTTTCGATTGTGATGGAACTGTATTTCTAAAAAAAGGCCGAAATAATTCAAAGACTCTGACGGTTAGTTATGATACAAAAAGTTTCTTACTCGGAAGCCAATTACAGCATTTATTAACTCGTTTTGGTATTGTTAGCAAACTTCGACATAAAATTTCTAAATATAATGGTAAGGATTACCCACATTATGAATTAGTTTTTAATACAAAAAATTCCTATAAGTATGTACATGAAATTGGGTTTGGATTCCGTAAAAATGAATTAGCAAACACCTTACTCCAAAAAGTTTGTAACACATTGAATTCACAAATAGATATTATACCGTTGGAAATAATTAAAAATTTACCAGACCATTCCTTAACCAAGGAGTTACGTTATGCAAAATCAGCGGCAATTAAAAAGGAAGGGAATATTGCGGCGGATTTATTTTTTAGAAAAAATTATCAACACACATATTTAATAAATAAGGAAATTATGTGGGATTCTATAATTAAAATAATCCCAGTTGGAGACAAGCAAACATATGATTTAGAAATAGAACAACATCATAATTTTGTAGCTGGGAATATGTTAGTTCATAACACACAGATGTTGATTAACTTAGCCAGACAATCCCTTATCAGAGGCCATAAAATTCTACATATCTCGTGTGAAATGAGTGAAGACAGAATGGCGGAACGTTACTATTCAAACTTATTTGGTATCACCAAGCGATATGAACCTTATAAAATAAGTCAATTTGAAATAGACGCTACAGGTAATTTAAACAATGTTTACACGAAAGAATACCTGCCAAAAACATTCTTTACACAAGACGGTATTAGACAGACCTTAAAAGATAAAGTCTTGGATTCCAGCTATAACTTGGGTAATTTATATATTAAAGAGTTTCCGACCGGAACTTTGACCATCAATGGTTTACGCGCTTTTCTGGACACCTTGGAAAGTAGCGGATTCCTACCCGACTTATTGTTGGTTGATTATGCCGATATAATGAAATTACCCAGTGATCAAAATTACCGTATCGCGTTAGGTCAAATTTACAAAGAATTGCGGGGCATTGCCGTCGAACGTAATATTTCCGTAGTAACAGTTAGTCAATCCAATCGTGCCGGTAAAAAAGCGAAAAAAATAGCCGAAGATAACGTAGCCGAAGATTGGTCTAAAGTTGCCACCACAGACACCATTATTACCTATAATCAAACTGACGCCGAGGCAGCTTTAGGACTGGCCAGGCTTTATGTAGCAAAGGCACGAAATGACAGCGGTAAAGCCACCATTTTAATTTCCCAAAATTACGCCATGAATCAATTCGTTAGAGACAGTCATGTGATGACCAATGATTACTGGAAACTGATTAAAGACGACGATAGTGATGGATATGAGGAATAAGTCTTGACTTGTGTAAGTAAATTATCTATCCTTTGTTTAAGCTAACCAGATCACATCCGATAAGAGAATTACCAGATTTTAGTTCCGTAGTTTAAAGGTAAAACAGCGAGTTTATACCTCGTATTAACTCCAGATTAGAGTGTAATGTTGGTTCGACTCCAGCCGGAACTACCATTTTATTAACATGAAATAGGAGTATTGCAATGGCAAAAACAAATGTAGAATCTGTAAAAGTTAAAAATGGTACGGTAATAAAAACCTGCACTTGTAAACATAACTTTCAAGATGTCAAATATGGTAAAACCAACAGGGTGCATAACATCGGGAAGAAGAAAACTACCTGTACTGTTTGTGGAGTGTCTAAATTGGAGTAAACCTAAATGATATTAACTAAATCAACCACAGATCAATTAATGGCTACGGCGGCATTTAGATATTGTCTTGGCCGTCAAAGCTATATTGTCGGAACCTGTATTGAGTGGATCAAAGATATCTGGACTCAATTAGACAGTAACAGTCAATTTGTCATACTTAGAGACACCATTGAAGCCTTACAACGAGATAAAGCCGGAGCGGATATAGATAAAGTGGGTTGGCATGGCTTGGCTAAATGGATGTGGGCTAAAATTGAACCTGATATAGACAGGAATTACATGCTTCACCAACACTTGGCGCATCGTGAAATAGTTGACATAACGACTTGGCTTAATGACTATCAGCCGCGTAGCAGTAAATAATTACTTAACCCAACCAGTTGATAACTGGGATTGGATTAAAGAGTTATCCTCCCAGGAGTTGTCTGAACTCCTGAATTCTTTTGATCCTATTCCAGAACTGCCTGATTATCTGTACAGGCATCAATTGGAAATGTTCAGCTTAGGAGTGGACTTAAAAGAATTCGCCTTCCTAGCCGATGTAGGTTTGGGTAAGACATTAACTACACTAACTTTGCTGGATTACATTATACGTCAACAAGGTTCGGCTAGACGTGCGCTTATTTGTGTACCCAATACGGTCTTAATAAACCATTGGTATCTACAAGGTAAGCAACACACGCCAAAATTGCGCGTCCACGAACTCTTAGGGTCTAGTAAGGAACGCCTGCATGACATAAAGACCGTACAAGCCGACGTGTTTGTAATAACCTATGCTGGACTGGTTGCGATGTTAAAAAAAGCCATTCCTAGTGCAAAAAAGAAAAGTGGGACTGAATTTGTAGTTGATAAAAAAGCCGTGGCTGAACTAGCTGTCAATTTTGACGTAGTGGTATACGATGAATTGCATCGCTTATTATCATGGAAATCAATGACTTATGAAATATGTAGTCAGTTAAGCCAAACCATGACTTATCGATTCGGCCTAACCGCGACTCTTTTAGGCCGTGATCCACAAGTTGTGTGGCCCCAATATAACTGTATTGACTTGGGAAAGACTTTCGGTAAAACATTGGGTATTTTCCGTGCCGCATTCTTTAAAGAAAAAATCAACTATTGGGGAGGCTACGAGTACACACTTAAAAAAGACAAGATGGACGTGTTCAATAAGTTTATAAAAAATCGTTCTATTACATACAAAACCAATGCTTGTAATGATTTGCCCGATTTGACTACAGTAGATTATTGTGTAGACATGCCTAAAGAATATCGAGAGTATTATAGTGATGTCATCACTAATGTAATTGCCGCCAATAAGGAATTGGTTAAAACCAAAAATGCCTTTGTTCGGATGCGGGAAATTACCAGCGGCTACGCGGGCTTTTATAATCAAGATGAGGTTGACTTAGAACTAGAACACAAAACTAAGGAGTTTATAATTTTCAAAGAAAATCCAAAGTTAGATATGATGGAGGAATTGCTGGATCAAATCCCCGAAGATCGAAAAGTAATTATATTTCACGTCTATATAAAGACCGGGGAATTGCTAACGCAACGACTTACAACGTTAAGTAAAAATCCACGATTCAAACATGTCTGGTTATATGGAAAGACTAAAGATAAAGTCAAAACCCTCAATGAGTTCAAATTTGGCAAAACCAATATCTTAGTATGTAATGTGGATTCTGGCGGAACTGGCTTGGATTTACCTATGGCAAACTATATGCTCATTCTGGAATCCCCGGTATCCCCAATCAGTCATCATCAAATGCTGGGTCGCATACAACGACCGGGACAGAAATTCCCGATGTTTGTTTACAACATTTTGATGAAAGATACCGTAGATGAAAAAATTAAAGATTTTATAAGGCAAGGGAAAGATTACTACAAAGCTCTGATTGAAGGGCAAACAAATTTCACTTAAAATAATCATTTCAACCAATGTTGAACATTAAAGAAATCTTTAATACTAATGGGATTGCTTATGTCTCGTCAGGCAAAAACATCAGTAATAACCATATTGGTATGGCGTGTCCATTCTGTAACAAAGAAGGCAATGCTGATCCAAGCAATCATTTAGGCATCCATGTTGAAACAGGTAAATGGAGTTGTTGGCGTAACAGTAATCATCATGGCACGTTGCCTTACCTACTAAAAGAACTATTATCTATATCCTTACGTGAAGCTAGAGAAAGGCTTGAATCCCAGCCAGTTCTAAGCCATGACGATTTTAAAACTAAAATCTATGAAAAATTAAAACCGCAACTGGGCCAACAACTTAAATATCTTAACATGCCAGAGGATTTCATTCCCGTAAGTGTTAGGACTAAAGCAACAAATTACTTGATTCAACGTGGATTTCCAGCAAAAGATCACAGATTATTATCTGAATGGTATGATCTGCGTTTTAGTAGGGCCGAACCGTGGGAAGACCACATTATTTTCCCCCTTTATGAATACAACAAACTTCTAACATGGACAGGTCGAAGTATTTATAACAAGACTAAGGAGAAATACAAAAATCTAAATAATGATCAATCCATTGTTTCGTTAAAGGATACAATTTGGAACTACGATTGGCTACTAGAACTAAAGAAGCAATTGTTAATGTCAGACCTTACCCTTTATCTGTGTGAGGGGCCATTTGATGCGTTAAAGATTGATTTTTATAGCAATTTCAACATAGCCGCTGTGCCAATTTTCGGGCTTACCTTATCAGATCGTCAACTAGCTCATCTGTCTACGTTAAAACCAAAATCGGTAAAAATAGTATTGGATAGCGATGCGGAAATGAAAACAGTCCGACTCAAACAAAAATTAAGTCATTTACATCCACAAGTGCTAAATCTACCGAAAGGGGTAAAAGACCCCGGTAGTTTATCAATTACACAAATACACGAATTTTTTACGTAGATTTTTTACCACAATGTTGCTTTGATTAAGTAAATTGTTTATATTAATGGTCTAACTTCATACACTGATAGTAAAAGAGGAATCCCTAATGACTGCAAAAACTAAAACTAAGAAAACCAAGAATCCGGCTGAATTTATTTATGTCTCACAGGAATATGTGGATGAGGAATCCGGACATATTTACACTGAAGGATGTTCCTCTGTACCAGAGGACTTGCTTGGTGAATCTGGAGATGAAGTTCTTATTTATCAATTTATCAGAAAAGGTAAGTTGATATGCCCCGACGTAACAGTTGAATAATAATAAAAGGTAAAACAATGAATACATATAAAATAGCTGAAAATATTATTGAAGTTTTAAAGATACCTAAGCAGAAAAAGAAGGAAACTTTAAATGAGTTCAAAATTCGTTTAGTCGAGGCAATGGACCAAGCTACGGATAATGAATTTGATCAACTAACTACTGAAACTCAGGCGTGGATTGAATCAAGTGTAGATGTTATGTTACAGGACAAGCCTGATACCGTGTTACCTCCATTCCCGGAGGAGTCTAAAGCGGAACGTGATTCAGACCCTACTGTAGTTGATACAGATAGCGGAGTTAGAATTCGACAACGCAAAGCTGATGCTTTAACTCGTAAACCTAAAGAGAGTTCACAATGGCATATGAAGGTTTTAATCGCTAAAAACCCCAATATTAACCATATCGCACTCCGCAATGAATTGCAAAAACTTGGCTTTGAAGTAACCAAATCGACGTGTTATGGTATACTATCAAACTTCAGACAATCCATGAAGGTGCTGCAATCCCTGAATATGTTGAGTCCATATTTACCAAGCTAATCTCCCCTGTAGTACCTAAAAGATAGAGAGGTGCGGCTCTACTAAAAACGCACCGCCGTTAAATTACGCAGTTAAAATTATGACTAAAGCCATAAAAAAATTAACTCATACAGTTGACAATATAGTCTTATGTCAGACCACAGGCTGTGATACATGTCCAGCGAAAGATACTTGGGATAAACTCGAACACCCACAAATTCCCACCTGTGGATCAACTAAACCTCTGATTTACTTTATCAGTAAAGCTCCTACCTTAACTGACGACAAAACGGATCAATATTTTTCCGACAAAGCTCATAGCTTTATAAAAAAACAAATACCTGTAGATTTTAAAGACCGCGTAGCGTTTACAGCAACTATTCGCTGTGCCTTAACTGGACGTGCTGTAAATATAAATTGGCAAACACAAGCCAGTTGTAAAAAATACTTTACAGAAGACTTTGTTATTGACAAACCCGAAGTTATTGTGGGCTTTGGTGACGCCGTGTTAGAGTGGGCGATTGGTGAAACGTCTATATCGGGCTGGAGAGGCCGTTGGGTGCCCATAACCATTCAAAACCACACATGTTGGTTTTATCCGGTTGAAGATTTAAATGACTTAATAAAGGATTACCGAACTTACCAAAATCCGTTTGATAAAGCCATTGGTTCGGCTAAAGGTCAGACTTTAATCAGAGATTTGCAACTTTTATTTGATGAAGTAGAGACTAAGGCTAATCCTAACTGTTACCCAATCCAGGACGTATATGCAAATATTCATACTATAACTAATGGTACAGAATTCAGCATTGATCAAATCTACAACGCTTTAGAAAAATTCAATAATGACGAAGACGGAGTTGGAGTTGATATAGAAACCAATACTCTGCGCCCCTACACTAAAGGGGCAAAAATTTTAAGTATAGCGATTGGAACCGAAAATGACGTTATAAGCATACCCTTACGTCACAGCCAGACACCTTGGAATCCGTCACAACTGCAAGCCGTAGAGGACGTTGTTGTCGATTTTCTCTACAACACGCGCTGTAGAAAAATTTGTTTCAACACTCAATTTGAATTGGAATGGTTCAGTCACTTCTGGGGTAATGAAATTCTAACAGCCGGTCAATGGGAGGACGCGGCTGCACAATCGTATATCTTGCAAAACAGAATGGGATCAAACTCTTTACATGCCAATGTTTTGCACCGCTTCGGATTGCCATTAAAATCTCTCACACAAACCGATGTTAAGAATTTAGATAACGAACCACTAGATCAAGTCTTATTATATAATGGAGGTGACAGTAAATTCACACATAAGTTATTTTATATTCAAGAACCCGAATTAGATTTTGTTTCTGAACGCAATATTTCAGGATTTGAAGTTTACGATGAACAACTTAAAAGAATTCCTACCTTGGTTTTAGCACAACAGCGTGGGATGTCCGTCGATCAAAAAACCATTGATCAATACACACAACAACTCACATCACAAACAAAAGAACTTGAGTCTGTAATTTATGCCATTGAAGAAGTCAAAAATTATGAAACCATTCACGGACATCTTGATCTTAAATCGCCTACACAAATTAAAGTTTTGCTAAAAGACTTTATTAAAGACCCCGCATGTAGGATTAAAAATCGCGACGGATCGGAAAAATTCTCTTCTGCTAAAGACGTGTTGGAACAAATTGATCACGTCTTTACGACTAACCTAATGCAGTATCGGCGAATAACCAAACTTTACGATACCTATATTAAACCTCTTTATGATAGCGAGGACAAGCCTAGTTTAATTTATCCGGACGGACTAATTCATACCTCGTTTAATGCGCTGTTGACAACTACCAGAAGGCTCAGTGCTTCAAGTCCCAACCTTCAAAATATGCCTAAACACAACGATGTTTGGATACGTAAATTCTTTATCCCAAAACTGGATTGTAAATTTGTCAGTGTTGATTATGGCCAAATTGAAGCTAGAATATTGGCGCTTCTAAGTCAAGATCAAGTGCTTATAAATGCGTTATGGAATGATTACGACATACATGCTGAATGGGCGAAACGTATATTTAAACTGTATCCCGACATTGTTGAAGAACGATCTATTACCGACAAAGTTGTGTTTAAAAAACTCCGCGACAGAATGAAAAATAAATTTGTCTTTCCAAGCTGTTTTGGAGCATCAGTATTTTCAATCGCGGAATCCCTAAATGTACCCGTTGAAATTATAAAACGTTTACAAAAAGAATTCTGGAATCAGCTTAAAGGTGTCCGGATGTGGCAACGTGAGTTAGAACGCTTTTATGCCGAACATAACTATGTTGAAAATTATTTTGGTTTTCGTCGTTACGCACCATTATCGTATAATGAATTAATCAATGCTCCCATTCAAGGAACCGCTTCTGACATTGTAATTAACGCCATGAATGTATTATCTGAATATGCGAGACAAACAAATCAACCTCAATTTCAAGCCGAAATTAACGTCCACGATGATTTGATGTTCTCGATACCGCTGACTTCACTTGAGAAAGATATTGACGTTGTGGTGCAAAAAATGTTAAATACTTATCCAGAAATATTAGCGCAAATACCCATCACAGTCGAAGTAAGTGTTGGTGATAACTGGGCTGAAATGAAAGAAATAGGAACTTATTCAAGTAAGGATCTTTAATATGTCAGAGTTAAAAACTGATCAAAAAACGTGGGATTTACGTTTTTTACGTCTGGCCCAAGAAATCTCTACGTGGAGTAAAGATCCATCTACGAAAGTGGGTTGTGTTATTGTCAACGCAGATCGTAGACCAATTAGTTTTGGCTACAACGGTTTCCCCAGGGGGATTCCAGATCAAACAGAAATATTAAATGATCGTGAACAAAAATATAAGCGCGTCTTACATGCCGAACAAAACGCGATCTTGTTTGCATCTACTAATGACTTAACTGGGTGTACCGTGTACATCACACATTGTCCGTGTAGTCAATGTGTGGCCTCATTGATTCAACTTAATATAACTAGAGTGGTAACAATTAAGCAAGCCGATTTTGAACAGCGTTGGAAAGACAACATTGCAGTAACGTTAGAATTGTTAAGACTTTCTGAAATACCCTATACTAATTATATCTACTTGCCGAATATAGATGATTTCCTGTAAAACCTGCGGATATAAATCCAGTGACAGTTGTATGGATTCCTTTTGGTATATTTGTACCAATCCTAATCTTACAGCTAGTTCTAATAATGACAATTCCTGCATTTTAGACCCGGCTTTGCTAACACCGCTTTGGTGTCCACTTAAAAACCACGAAACACTTGAGGAATACCGACATGAATTATTCGTTTGAAGAACTCGAACAAGCATTACAAATTGACTTAAACAACTTAGATGAAGCTAGGGTTAATCACGTCCAACTATTTTATGCCGTGAGTAAAGGTTACAGATCAGCCCTAGATGCTCGTGATCGTGTTAAAAAAGACCAAAAAGAAATATATGGAGAAAAATATTTTGAAGCTAAGAATCTAGTTGAAACCGAACATGGCAAATCCACAGAAGCTCTAATTAAGGCCCAACTGGATATTCTGTCTCCCTGTAAAGACATCAATTCTGCCTTGCTTCAAACCGAGGTTGATCTGAACGCCTGGACCGCACTGCGCGACGCCTATGAACAACGGTCTTTTGCCTTGTCTAGTTTAATTGAGTTGTATTTGGCTGGTTATTTTGGTACAGTATCAGCCGAAGTCGTGTCTCCAAAGTCCAAAGACAACCGAGCAAATGACAGATTGGAAAAACTAGAGCAACTACGTAGACGTAAACAAAAAACAGCGTAAACATATTTCAACAGTCAAAACCAGAGGTTAATTATGTCAAAATTTAAATATACGGGTTACACCCGTGACGACGTTAAAAAGGCCAAAGATCGTAAGTCCAACTTTGACTCTTTTGTAAAATCCGAAGCGGGATTTTTTAAAGCCAGTGAAGGCGCGAACAACATCAGGTTTCTCCCACCGTCTTTTGAAGCCGAAAATAGGCAACTCTTCGGACTTCGCGTGTTTATCCACTACAATATTGGTGTAGACAAGTCCGCCTATCTGTGTCTTAACAAGATGCAGAATAAGCCCTGCCCGATTTGTAAAGAACGCAGCAAGTTAGACCCTAACACCGATGAGGACTACATTCGCGAACTCAATTATCAGGGCAAACTTTTGGTCTACGTGTTGGATCGTAATGCTATGGATAGGGGTCCGTTGTTGTGGACTGTTCCCGCCACATTGCTAGATGATATCCTCGACGACAGCGAAGACGAAGAAACCGGCGCGTTATTGAACATCGACCATCCAGACAAGGGCTATGATGTAAGCTTTGTCGCGGAGGGTGCGGGCAAGCGAACTTGTAAGTATAAGAAGGTTCGTGTAGCCCGAAAGTCGTCGTCAATTTCCGATGACGACGTTGAATATGACGACACCCTGGATTTCATTGAGAAAAATGCGTTAAATGAAATCTTGAACTACTATTCCTATGAGCACATCGCTGCCAAGTTTGGAGCGGAGGATACTAGCTCCAATACCAATGACGAAAGTCCCCGTAGAGGTCGTAGGACTGAACCTGAGGCTCCTGAAACTGACGAGGAAAGTCCCCGTAGAGGTCGTAGGACTGAACCTGAAGCTCCTGAAACTGACGAGGAAAGTCCCCGTAGAGGTCGTAGGACTGAACCTGAAGCTCCTGAAACTGACGAGAATAATGATTCTTCAAAAACAGAAAACAACGAATCCCAAACTTCTAATGCTCCAGGAAGCCGGTTGAGTCGTTTTCGTCAAAACAGGACTAAGTAATGGCCCGTAAAAAACTTTCACAAGAAGTCGATACGGGGTCACAGTCAGAGGCGCTATATTTTAGCGCCTCTGACGCCTTTAGCGGACCCGATAAGTTCTTTTCAACTGGTTGTACCCTACTAGATTGTGTTTTAGGGGGTGGTTATCGAACAGGACGAATAATTAATATAATCGGGGACAGCAGTTCGGGGAAAACATTAGCAGCTATTGAAGCTATGGCAAATTTCATTACCAAATTTCCAGGAGCCCGAATTGTTTATGCTGAAGCCGAATCAGCTTTCGATTCCAGTTACGCCGAATCTCTAGGCTTAAATTTAACTAAAATTGACTTTCGTAGTAAGGATACCGACAATCAAATCACGTTAGTTGAAGATTTTTACACCGATCTAAAAACTTTCTGTGAAACAGTTAAAGACAATCCCAATGGTGGATTATACATTCTTGATTCCCTAGATGCTCTGTCCGATGTGTCCGAACAAGAACGGGAGATGACCGATGGAACCTATGGCTCTAAAGCAAAAAAACTTTCTGAATTGTTTCGTCGTATCACAACTTTACTTAACAAGGCTAACATAACCTTAATTATTATATCCCAAACTAGAGACAAAATTGGCGGACTAGGCTTTGGTAAACAGTACACAGTATCGGGAGGAAATGCGTTGAAATTTTACGCCAGTCAGCGCGTACATCTACAACATTTAAAACAACTCACTCGTACCGTAAAAGGAATAAAAAGAGTTACCGGAGTTGCAATTAAAGCTCAATGTATTAAAAATAAAGCCGGTAATCCCTTCCGTGAATGTGAGTTCCCGATTATTTTTAACTACGGGATAGATGATATTAAAGCCAACTTAAATTGGTTGGAAGAAAATAAATTGTTTGAGGACTACGAACCAAAACTGTCAATGTTGCAGTATACTAATATGCTCGTTAAAGCCAGTGATGACGAGTACGAAAAAGAGACACAACGATTAAAAACCTACATAATTACTACTTGGAATCAAATTGAGGATTCCTTACGCCCAGAACGTAAAAAATATTAATCCTAATGAATGCGTTAATTATAGGCATAGACCCAGGTATTAATGGAGCCGTCGCCTTTGTTGAGGTTGACAAAGCCGGTACGATTATCAATATTACGTTAATTTCTACACCGTCCATACAACGAGTAAACGCTAAGGGAAAAGCAATAGCTTGCCCGGAATTGGTTAAACGTATAAGAACGGTCTTAAAAAAATATCAAGCTTCGGACATCCCAAAACACGCTTTTTTAGAATCCGTACATTCCATGACTAGACAAGGCGTTAGTAGTAGTTTTTCATTTGGTAAAGCCGTTGGAATAGTTGAGGGCATTTTTTCCGCATTTGATATTCCCATTACTTTAGTAACTCCACAGAAATGGAAAAAACATTTTGGGCTGTTAAAGCAAGAAAAAGACGATTCCAGAAAATATGTAATCAACAATTACCCAGAATTGACGGACCAACTATCGTTAAAAAAACACGTAGATAAAGCTGAGGCTTTTTTAATTGCTATGTATGGCCTAGAACTGCTTAAAAATAACCCCATAATAAATTCAGCTTAACATGGTTTAAAACATGTCTAAAATACTCATAACTTCTGATCTGCACCTAACGGATCAACCCAATGACCAATACAGATTTGATTTTCTAACTTATCTTATTGACGTTGTACAGAAAGAAAAGATAACACATCTATTTTTACTAGGAGATGTTACGGATAAAAAAAACAATCACTCCGCAGAATTGGTTAATTCAATTGTAAATAATCTAACAGAATTAGCGAAGTATTGTGAAATTCATATACCGTCTGGCAATCATGACTGTTCAGATGCTAAATTGCCTTATTTTATGTTCCTAAATCAAGGTTTTGACAACATCCACATGTATGCAAATCCAACCCAATTAGGGTCCGATACTACCCAATTTGGGTATGACGTATTAATGCTTCCACATTCACGCGATCCGATAAAGGATTGGCAAGACATTGAGTTAACTAAAAATACCAAATATGTATTTATGCACCAAACAATCACGGGTTCACGTGCCAGTAATGGAGCCATCATGGAGGGTTTGTCTACTGACTTTATCAAAGAAAAATTTGGTAAAATTCCCATCATTAGTGGAGACATTCACGTTCCACAAACTATTGGTACGGTGACTTATGTGGGTTCCCCCTATCATGTCCATTTTGGCGATCACAAGTTTAATCCGAGATTCTTTATCCTCGACACTGTAACAAATAAACTCAAGGATTGTTTTTATCCAGATGCTCCACGTAAAATACGCTTAACCGTGCTTGAACCAGACGATCTAAAAGCCTATACTTTCAACGCTGGTGATCAAATCAAAATAGATTTAAAACTTACTAAAGCTGATTGGGTCAACCATGACCAATACAAGACTGCAATTAAAACCTTTTGTGATAAAAATAAATTAGTCTTAAAAGGCATAATCATTACTGAATTGGATAAAACCGAACTCGAACAAAGCATTAAACAAACCAAACAAAACGACGTAATCGACTATTCGCCAAAAAATATATTCAACTCTTTTTGTAAAGAACGTAAGGTAGACAATGAGTTAATCAACTTGGGAAAATCATTTTTATGACGCCAAAACCTTTTCACGTAAAAACACTTTCACGTATTCGTCGCATAATTGGAATGCCCATTGGAATACTTGGGGACGGCTTTACTTTAATTGGAAGGGGTTTAACCTATATTGGAATTTCCATAAGTTATGGTGTAGAAACTGCCAATGATTTCTGGATGAGTCTATAAAAACATATGTTAATCAACTCAATCAAACTCAAAGATTTTCGTTCCTTCAATGGTGAACACAGCTTTGACTTTTCCACTAAACCCGCTGGCTTGTATAACTTAAGTGGGGAAAATGGTAGTGGTAAAAGTACATTATTTGAAGGTTTGCATTGGCTATTGTTTGGAACTACTTCTAGGGGGTTAAAAGCTAGAGACATTCACTCCTGGAACGTCCCAGGTTCGACGTGGGGAGAGTTGAGTATAACCATAGACCAGAATTACACTATTGAACGCCAATGGTCTCCTAATAAGTTACGTTTAAATGGTCGTGATGTTGAGCAAGCCGAACTGGCTGCCATCTTACCCATGACTTCTGACATGTTTCAAACCGCTATTTACATGTCTCAATTCAATGACATGTTTTTTGACTTAAAACCGACGGCTAGACTTGATCTAATAAGTAGTATTTTACAACTCGATTATTGGATTGACTGTAGTGCAAAAGCGGGGAAAGAAAAGAACGCTGTGGTTGCCGAGCAAATTCAACAACAGAAAAAGCTTGAATTCCTAAATGGTAAGATGGATCAGCTAATCAACAATGCTGAAAATTATGAAACCAAGGCAGGAAGTTTTGATCGTGAAAAAGATCAAAAAATTGCTACCCTAACAGCTACTCTAAATGAATACACGACAAGTATAAAGAACCTTTTAATTGATAAAAATAAAGAAAACAACACGACAGAATTACAGAAAGAATTTAAAAAGCTCGATATCAAACTAAACAAACTCAATCGTGAATGTCTGGAATTAGAAGAAGAATGTTCTAAATATTCCGCCAGCATAGCCGAGGCTAACTCTGATTTGCAAAAACTGCGTGTGGAAGCTGCCCCACACACTAAAGCGTTGCAGAAATTTACTAATTTACAAAGTGAATGTGTAGCCTGCAATCAGCCGATCTCAAAGTCCTACAAGACTGCCCAAATTGAGGAAACCACTAAACATTTAAAACAAATAGACCAACAGATCGATACCGTTCTTGCTGAAATTAAAACATTATCGAACCGACAAGAAAAAATTAAACGAACCTTAAACGAGAAAAATGGGGAATTTGAAAGTGTTAAAAATTCCCAACTTTCAATTACGGCTAAACTTAACAAACTCGAACAAGAGCAAAATCTAATTCAGGCTAAAATTAAAAATACCGAAGCCTTAGCTGAAACACAACGAAAACTTATCTTGGAATGGGAAACCAAAACCAATCCATACGAGCAAGAATTGGAAAGTTGTGTTAATCAACTAGAAACTCTTGATTGTGACAAGACTAGACTAGAAGGCACTATTTCTGATTTAACTAACACAATTGCAGGAATTGAGTATTGGGTAAAAACTTTCAAAGAAATCCGACTTTACGTGGCCGAAGAAATCCTGACCAATCTGGAAATCCGCGTTAACAATTACATGAATGACTTAGGCTTACAGGGCTGGACGATTAAATTTGACGTAGAGAAAGAGAATCGATCAGGCGGAATCTCTAAAGGGTTTCATATCCTAATTAAAAGTCCCTTGAGTGACGATAACGTACTCTGGGAAAGCTGGAGTGGGGGAGAAGCTCAACGTCTTAGACTGGCCGGAACGCTTGGATTGTCTGATTTAATCTTGCAAAGTATGGGACTTCAATCAAATCTACTCATACTTGACGAACCTACCAAACACTTGAATGACGACGGTATTAATAATTTATTAGAATTGTTATATGCAAAAGCAAACCAAGATAATAAAAACATCTGGATGATAGACCACCATGTAATGGATTTCGGTGGATTTGCTGAAGTCGTACAAGTAGTTAAGGACACGCATGGGTCACACCTGTTATTTACTTAAATAAATTCCCGCCGCAAGCCCACCTGCGGCGGTAACCCCCATCCCCAACCATGAGGGAATTTTAATTCGTGGTTGTTTATAACACGTTATAAGTTCTTCCTGTGTGTCTGTATAAAGTTTATACCCATTATTATATCCCTCACTCCACGCTTCGGCCTTTTGTTTTTCCAATAAGGAAATCTGATCTTGTAACTTAGTCACTTCCTCATAGATCGAAACTACTTCTCCGTATTTGGCTTCCGTGATTTTATAGGATTCCAATTGGGAATGTTCGATAATAAAAGTATCAGCAAAATACAAAGGTATAGACAAATAAGGAATGTTAACTTGATTACTATCGTCAAACACTTGTATAACACCAAAATTATTGGCGTTACTAAATTCCGGGTAGGATTTTTTAAATTCATCTAATAAAGCACTGTCGTTATCGATCATGCGAATATTTAATTGCTGATCGTCTCGTTTCGAAATTTCCTCTACTATGGAGAGTTTTAAGGCGTCAATTTCAACTTCCTTTTGTCCCACCACGCTTTCAATCTGTCCAATCTTAGTTTGTAAATCATCAATTTTAATATGGAGTTGTTTGTTCTCTTCCTCAAACTTGGCCGATCTAAGTTCGACTTCAGAGATTTTCTTAAGGTTTTGTACCGCCGCATATTGATTAAAATATAAAATCGCAAATATGACTAGAGTTAAAACCAACCAATTTGAACTCAACCACGACGTTACAACATTATTACGAACTTTGTGTAAATTCAGATTCCACATTTAATTTAACTCTCTTTTTAATAGAAGGTTTATCAACAAAATTGTCAGACGTTAAAACTGGTTTTGCTTCGACTACAAATTGTGTTGGCGTGACAGTAACCCCTAAAGATTTTCCCGCACGTTCTAAAACATCACTATTGCCCTCCACAACATCATATTCAATGCTGTCACTACCAGGAGTTAGCAATCTTACATAAACGGGTCCATTAGACTCCGCCGCCATTAACAAAGCTTTAACCGCACTACCCGCTTTCAGATTCAACATTTTATTCAATTGAACCATATTTGACTCAAACAATTTCTTAATCTGATTGGGTTTCATCATCTTTACCTTTCTTCTGTTCTAATTGAAATAATTCAGTATCGGACATGATCTCAATTTCTTCCGGGGTGTTGCCGATATTGTGAACACCTTTAACATGCTTCACACGCAACTCATAAGCCAATTGTGCCGGAACAATCCAGCCTTTATCACCTAGAATAATTAAAATTCTATGAATTAACCATGCTCCTAAAGGAGTGAAGAATCCCGCTCCTAAATAGGCCATCAAGCCAAAATGCGGTAAAGTAGGAACCTGCCACTCAATAAAAGCATGTAAAAATAATTGAGATAAGAAACCAATAATGAATCCAACACTGACTACGATACCGAAAAGAGTTAAGGGGAAAAAAGGGGGTTTTTTCCGTTTTCGATGATCTATACGTATAACGTGTACAATTATCATTGTAAACAAGGACGCGATGAACCACGGAAACATCAATACGATGACTTCCCTAGTGAAGACTTGTCGAAACAATTCTTGTAAAATATCTATCACGTCTTTAGTACCTGCACTCGTGTTAACCACCCCCTAGCATTGGCTTCTTGACTTGGATCTTTCTTAATTATATCAAGATAATACTTACCTTGTAAAATGTTAATTATATTATACACTAAAATTTCAGGATCAGTTTTTAATACCACACCCAAAGACTTTAATGTAGTATTACCTATTACACCATCTACCACCATATCTGGATAAAGAGAGTTATTACGATTTAAGACATTCAGAGCTTCCTGGAGGAATTTTACAGCCGTACCTACTCCCTGATTAACGCCGGTATCAAAAAGTTCCTCCGCGATAACCTGACTTGGATTCTGGTCTCCTTTTAACTTGTCCCAAAACTCCGCTTTATAAAAATTTTTAACATAACTTTGGAGGATGGTATTTTTTCCCAATTCAAGATCATTTTTAACTTTGTATTGATCAAGTATTTTCCAACCCTCCCAATTAGGAAAATATTTTCGAGAAATTCCTTTATAAGTTTCTCCGCCACGATCTGTGCCGACATTGGAGTAACCGCCTTCAATTTTCATGGTATGAGCAAATCCTGAATCAAAATTAGCCATAATAATTTAAGGTTTTAATAAATGATGGTATATCTTATATGCCCAATAGCCCAATCCGGAAACTAAAGAACCTATAAATGTAATAATCGTCCATCCAACAACTTGTTGTTTTATACCGTCAACAACCTTTTGTCTGCGTTCCTCTTTAATTCGTTCTTTATCTATTTGCAACTGAATCCAAGCATGTTGATCGTCATGAACTTGAAAATCTACAGAGCCCTGTTGAATAGGATTTTCCAATAAATACTTAAAAATATGTAATGCCGGACACTGTGATGCACATGAAGTCTCATGTGTTTCAAGTAATGATTTAAGTTCAGCAATATTCATAAGCATCCATAGTTTATAATAGCCATAGTTAGTCTATAACTATATCAGAAACCGCTTATAAAAGCGAGTAATTAACTCTTTACTTCACAAAGTAAAGTGTCAACGATAAACCCGCACTTGTAAATGCTGGAACAATAAATTCAAACCTACTATACAAATCCCACTCCCACGGTAGCCAACCTATTGTAAAAACAAACGCTGTTTGTCTACCTCCCTTTGCTCTATATTCATGCTGCGTTTTCTCCCGACTCCAGAACCAACCTATAACAAAGGCAACCCCAATCCACTGTGCTGTGGGTATCCAAATTGACACGAGCAAAAATGGAACCATAAACCCGACAGCGATGATTGCATGTGATAAAGATGCCCGCCACCTTTCAGCGGCAAACCAATTTAGAATATTTTTCATGTTCATTATTATTTTACCTCTAAAGTTTGTAACAACACTGGAGATATTTGGATAAACATTACATCATCTTGCACACCCATCTCTTGTAGAGCTTTAGCCGCTTCTGGAATACACCGTTGGCAGCAAGCTAAGTCCGCGTAGTGATCACAGCATTTAGTCATCGCATGTTGCTGTATATGGGTGTCAGTTATCCGACGCAGATTACGCAAAGCAATTTCAACTTTAGCATCACACAAATCAGTAACCTCAAGTTTGCGATGCTTGATTCGAGGAATTAAAGTTGCTGTTGAATTACAGTTAAAACATTTC